GACAGTGTCCTGTTGACTATGCTCAAACAGTCTGAGGAAATCATTACAGATTTCATGGATGCAGATGCCAAATCAGAGAAGGAAACTGAACTGATGTGGTATATCGAAACAGCGAAGGAATACATCACACGGGAAGGTGTCAATCTTGAAGACACTATCGGTGATGCCATGCTGATTACGATGTATGCATTGTGGCTGTATGATAAACGAAAGACAACAGGATCAAAATATACATCCTATTACATTCAGAATATGCCTAGAATGCTCCGCTATAATCTGAATAATAGACTGTTCCAGCAGAAGGTTAACGAATGATCCTTGACAGCGGAACGATGTATATCTGCGAATTGAGAAATATCGCAGAAAAAGGCAACATGCCGAAACAGGTATTGTTCCCCATCAATAAACATTGGTATCAGGAACGTGCTATCGGCATGCACAGACAGTACGAAGCAAAAGGGGTCAACGAACGTGTTGACCTCTTAGCTTATGTTCATTATGACCCGAAAATCCGTGCTGGTATGTATATCGTAGTGGGTGACAGAATGCTCGGTGAGCAGATGATTATCAGACAGGTGTCATCAGTCATCGAGGAAAACACAAACTTGCGGTATACATCAATGTCTTGCGAAAGGTTGGATAAGAACTTCGATGTCATTCCAAACTAAGCTGAAAAAGATTAGGGATGCTCTTAAATCCATATCGGGATTGTCGGTATATCACTACTGGCGATTCGGTGCGGATGCTCCTTACTGCATTTGGCAAGAAGACGGCGATATCGGATTTCAGGGCGATAACCATAAAGCGGAGCAAGCTATCACAGGTACTGTCGATTATTTCACACTTGTTGAATACGATGGAAATTTCGATGCAATTCAGATTGCTTTGAATGGTGTAGAGAACCTCAGCTGGTCACTTGAATCCGTACAGTTTGAAGAAGATACAAATCTGATTCATTACGAATGGCGGTGGAGATTGTATGGCTGAGTTACACATGGGCAAGATTGATGATTTCATTGACCTTTGTTTCCTCACAAACCGACAGCTTGACAGGCTGTTAGGAAGAGCGATTTACAAAGGCGGTAAAGTCATGGGTAATGCTGTCGGCAGAGCTGTTAAGAACATCCCTGTTGATACTGGTTCGCATCACCATAGAAAAAGGACAGGCATCACCCCGGCACAGAAACAGGGACTGGTGGAATCCTATGGTATTGCGAGAATCAAAAGGGGCAAGCTGGGTTTGAATGTCAAACTTGGTTTTGATGGCTATAACGATGTCATTACAAAGAGATGGCCTAAGGGTCAGCCGAACGCAATGGTAGCAAGAGCCATTAACAGTGGTACTTCATTCATGCGGAAAACAGCGTTCATGGACACTACTGTTCAAGCAAACGAGAGCGCAACTCTTGATGCAATCGAGAAAGAATTCGATAAACAAGTCGATAGGTTATTCAATCGAGACAAGCTATGACTTGTCTTTTTTATTTGAAAGGAAAGCGCAATGGCTAACGGAAGAGTTATTACAGGCTATTCAAAGCCGAAGTACGCAGTCATCGGTGAGAGCGGATACGGTACAGTCAAAGATCTCGCAAGAGGTGTTGATGTATCCCTCGATATTGAAACTGCGGATGACAACATTTTCTACGCTGACAACGTACAGGCAGAAAGCGCAAGCGGACTGTTCACAGGTGGTACTGTCACTCTGAACGTTGATGGTTTGAAGGACGATGCAAGAAGAGAGATTCAGGGACTTCCCGAAGCGGAAACAATTACCGCAACTGGTGTCACTGGAGCAACCGCTCTTGTATACGATGACAGACAGGCAATCCCGTACTGCGGTATTGGTTTCATCATCCGTTTCATGGAAGACGGTGTTACTTCATATGTTCCGTATGTTCTGACCAAGGTACAGTTCGCTGTTGATGGTCTTGAAGCTGCGACACAGGAAGAGGAAATCGACTGGCAGACATCTGAACTGAGCGCAACCATTTTCCGTGATGACACCACAAATCATGCATGGAGAAAGATTGGCAATCAGCAGACTACAGAAGCAAACGCAGAAGCGGTTCTTGCTGCTCTGCTGTCAGCCTAATTAACCGAAAGGGGTAAGGACATCCTTGCCCCTTTATTTTTTTAAAGAGAGAGGACAACCGACATGTTAGTACATGGTAGAGAAGTGAAGTTTTTCCGTTCTGTAGGAGCGGTAAACGAAATTGCGAAGGCTTGCCCCGGTGGTGACATCAGCAAGCTGACAGAACAGTTACAGAGCAACAACACAATCGTAGTCAATGACACATGGGCAACATTTATTTCCGCTCTGAGCAATGGCTATGAAATGGCACAGAAGTATGAAGATCCGACATACAAGCCGAATCCGCTGACTGTAGCGGAACTTTACACACTTACCGAAGAGGATTTCTACAAACTTATCGGAGAAGCATCCGAAGCATGGTTTGGCGATAAGAGACTGGTTGAAGTCGAGGAATCCAAAGGTAAAAAAAACGAGACAAGCGAAACATCCGACTGAATCTTAGTTGGTATCTATATTACGGAAGAAAACTTGGCATGAGCAGAGCGGAAATCCTAGTCACATCACAGGCTGAGATGGAAGACATGATTGCATGCCAAGCTATCGAAAACGGAGCAAAGCAGAAGAAAGAAAAGTTATCTATGTATCAGATGCTTTTCAACGTAGGCTGAGAAAGGAGCGGTTATGGCGGTAAGTATCGGTCCGACAATAGGCATTAAAGGTGAGCGAGAGTTCCGTGCATCTTTAAAGGAGATTGTCGCTGAAGTACAAAGTTATCGTGCTGAAATGGAAAAGCTGACTGCTTCGTTCAGCAAAAATGATGACGCTATCACCCGAAATAAGAAGGCACAGGAGAATCTGAACGAACAGATTTCCATACAGGAAAAGGTTCTTCAGGACAACATTAACCTTCGTGACAAAGCTGCTCAGAAGTACAGCGAACAGGTGATGCTTGTTGATGCGTATGGTAAAGCCGTGTCACAGGAATCACAGATGCTGGAAGAGATGGGTCAGCGTCTTGAGGGATTAAGAGAGCGGTACGGTGATAACGATGCAGTTGTAAAAGATGCCACCGACACATACGCAAAGCTGAGAAAACAGCTTGCTGATGATTCGGAAGCGTATGACAAACTTCGGGTAGATGTTCACAGAACCGGGCAGAGCATGCAAGAGTGGGGTGCCAAGGTCACTCAAGCAGAGATGGAACTCACTCGGATGCGGAAGGAACTCGCAAAGGCGCCGAATTATGTCGAAGAATTCAAGCGGAAGACGGAAGAAAGCAAGAAATCTTTGGAAGGCTACAACCGTCAGATGCAAACGCTTGATTCTCAGCTTAAGTTGATTGAATCAAGTTATCAGAAAAACACAAGCGTTCTTCAAAAGCACAAAGATTATGTTGACCATCTGACTACTGCGATTGAACAGCAGAAAAAGATTGTCGAAGAAAATCGAAAAGTTCACGAACAAGCAGAGCAAGCGCTTCAGAAACAGCGGGATGAATATGACAAACTTGCCAAGAAACTCAGCGAAGCAGAGAAACAATACGGCAAGGATTCAGAACAAGCAAAGATTCTTAACGATGCTCTTGAGGAACAGGCAAAGCTGGTAGACGAAGCTGAAAAGCAGACAGACGAGTACACCAAGGCAGTCCTTGACGCACAGACAGCACAGAAGAATTTTGAAAACGAGTTAAAGCAGAATAGTGGGTTTTCATTCCTCGGATCGCAGATGCAAGAAGCTGGCGAAAAGATGGAGAAATTCGGGGAGAACATGACCAAGTATGTCACTACTCCTTTAGTGGGTCTGTCTACATATGCAATCAAAACAGCTGCAGATTTCCAGGATGCAATGGCAAAGATTTACACCATTGCGATTGATTCTGATGAGCCGATGGAAAAAATGCACGATGAACTTGTTGCTCTTTCCAATGACACAGGCTTTGATTTATCTGACCTTGGCGAAGCTACCTATCAGGCGGTATCTGCTTCGGTAGATGCTGGCAAGGCAGTTGAATTCATGGGTGATGCAACGAAACTGGCAAGGGCTGGTTTCACATCGACCACAAAGGCAGTTGACCTGTTAACTACAGTTATCAACGCATACGGCATGAAAGCGGAAGATGCATCGAAGATTTCAGACATCCTCTTAAAAACTCAGAACGATGGCAAGACAATTTTGGACGAGTTAGCTTCATCTATGGGCATCATCATCCCGATGGCATCAAATTATAACGTAGGCTTGGATCAGATTGCTGCAGCTTACGCTACGATGACCAAACAGGGTGTTAAAACCGAAAGAGCAACAACCTTCCTCAGAGCGGTATTTACCGAACTGGAAAAAGAATCTTCGGATGTTGCCGACATTCTGATGGAAAAGACAGGTAAATCCTTTGCTCAGTTGATGGGCGAAGGTAAAGACCTTGGCGATGTACTGAAGATCCTTTATGACTATGTAGGCGGTAATGCAGAAGAATTCCAGAGATTATTCGGCAATGTAAGAGCGACACAGGCGGTCGCTTCTTTAGTTGCGGAAGGTGTCGGCGAAGATGCGGAAGCATTCGGTATGCTTCATTACGAACTTGGCAGAGTAAGAGATTCTGCCGGACAGACAGACAAGGCTTTGGAAGTCATGGAAACACCAGCGCTCAAAGCAAGGAAAGCAGTCAACAGACTGAAGAATTCTGCTGAAGATCTCGGTGAAACCATGATCGACATGGCTATGCCAGCATTTGAGAAAGTCACAAGCAAAATCACAGAACTTACCGAAGGCTTTATCAATTTACAGCCCGAAACAAAGGGAGTAATTGTAAAGACGGGAGCGCTTGCGATGGCTATCGGACCTGTATCAAAGGGCTTAGGTGTTCTCGTTAAATATGTCGGTGGTTTACTTGCTGGTACAGCACCACTGTTACCACTCGTTGCTGGGGTAACGGCGCTGTTTGTTGGTTTGACCGCTGCTGCTCACGCACAGAACGTTGAACACATCGAACAGATTCGCAACACTTACGGTTTAAGCGATGCGATGAAAGATGAACTTGCGGAACTTGAGGAACTGAAAACAAGTCATGCAGAGTTTAAACAGGCGATGCAAGACCGCAACACCGCAACGATGAATCAAGTCGGCTATGTTCAGGAACTTGTCGCACAGTATGATGGGCTTGTCGGAAAGAACGGAGAAGTCAGAGACAGTCAGAAACAGTTGGCTGACCATATCATCAATGAAATTGCAAATGCACTCGGTATTGAAGTCGATAAAGTCAAGGGTCTGATTGACGAGAATGGAAAACTCAGTCAGTCAATCCAGCAGACTATCGAGGACTTCAAACAACAGGCGATGCTTGCTGTCATGCAAGATGAATTCACAGAAGCACTTCATCGTAAAGTAACAGCAGAAAAAGCCGAACAGGATATTACTGAACAGATTGCTATTTCTTCGCAGAAGCAGATAGAAGCAAACAGAGAACTGAAAGCTGCACAGGAAGCGTTCAACAAAGAACTTGAAGAACACGGTGTGGTTAGTAAGACTACATCAGACAGGCTTGCAGATGCTACCGCAAAATCTCAGCTTGCAGAGCAAACCACAAAAGAACTGAAAAATGCTTTGTGGGATGCAAAAGAGATGTCGAGCGAAGCGTCAAAAGAAGCAGAATATTATGCCACCAAGATTGATGAAATCGGCAAGGAATCAAGCGAGACTGCCGACCAAATTGAAAAGGATGCAAAGAGAAGCAAAGAAGCGGTGAAGAATAGCGCTGATGAAGCTTCTACTGCATTATCAGGTGCTGCGAAAGAAGCGTATAACTCAGGCAGAGATGTCGCAAGAGGATTTGCGAACGGCATTAACGATTATGCATATCTTTCCAGTTCCGCAGCTTCCACAATGGGTGCCAATGCAAGCAAACTGCTTAACCATTCCGTACAGGTTAAGTCACCGTCAAGAGTGACAGAAAAGACTGGTATGTTCTTTGCAAAGGGCTTCGGCTTAGGTATGAAAGCTGGTATGCCAGCAGTCAATAAGATTGCAGAGCAGTTAGGACAGTCGGCTTCAAACGGATTATCTTTCGGTTCATACTTACCCGAAAATGTTGGCTCAGTAGTCAACAACACAAAAACAATTTCCGCACCGATTTCCGTTAACCTCACAGTGAATGGCAATGTGGATGATTCTGACACATTCGCACGGAATATCGCACGGAACTTACAGGATTTAATCAGCAGAGAGAGAGGAGTGTTCGCATGAGAGATGTACTGACATTTGCCGGGAAGTCCTTTGCGGACTTCTCTACTTATTTTGATGGGAGCAAGGCATTCGGATCTCCCGAAAAAGACTATGACCTTGTGTCTATTGTCGGAAGAAGCGGAGATTTGTCTTATTGGAATGGCAGATTCAATGATATCGTTCTGCCGTTCCCTTGCTTCATCCGTCAGGACTTCATCAAGAATTATCGTGAACTGACGGAATACCTTAACTCAATTGACGGATATCAGAGACTGGAAACATCGAAGGAGCCTAACTATTTCAGAAAGGCTCTTTTTACAGGGCTTGTAGAGCCACAGACAAGCCCGTTCAATCACAGCGGACAATTTACCATCAACTTCCGCTGTCACCCTCAGAGGTGGCTTAAAAGCGGTGAGAGGGCGCTTAAATTCACATCAAATGGCACACTTCGCAATCCGACAAGGCAGAACGCTCTGCCGATGATTCGGGTGTACGGGGAAGGCACAGTTACCATCGGAGAAAGATCTTTCACGATTGATGCGGTGAGTGCGGATTATGTGGATGTGGACTGCGAACTCATGGACTGCTACAGCGGTGATGTGAATCAGAATGCAAATGTACATGTGAATGACTTCCCGTACCTTGCTCCCGGATTGAACGAAATCACTTTGGACGGTGTCACAGTCGATATTATTCCAAGGTGGTTTGAAATATGAAAACAGCGGAATATCCTATTCTTTTTCGTGGCGATACAGAAGACTTCACAACAAACGGCATGGGACGGCTTTCCGAAGCTGAATCATGCCTTGTTACTGAAGCATTGAACGGTGGTTATGAGTGTGTCTTAATGTACCCGAAAAACGGCAGACATGCTGCAGACATCCGTCAGAAGCGTTTCCTTTACATGAAGCCGAACGAGAAATCGAACAAACAGGCTTTCAGGATTTACAAGATTGAGGAAACATCGGACGGTGAAAAGATGGTAGTCCGTGGACAGCACCGTTCATACGATTTAAGCGGTTATCCAGTCAAGCCATTTACGGCTGAAGGGATAAGTCCATCTCTCCAAGGATTGTCTAGCAACATCATGCTCTTCGGAACAGGGCATAATGATGGGTTAGGCAATCCTTATAGATTTGAGACGAATATTACAAACGAAACATCGAAATTCAAACTTACGGAACCTCGCTCAGTCAGGGCTTGCCTTGGCGGTGTGGAAGGTTCTTTTATTCAGCTTTTTAAAGCGGAATTGGAATTCGATGGAACAACGGTCAAGCTGTGGGCAGCTGGCGGTAACGCACATGGCAGAGGGGAAGATAATGGTGTCACAATCCGTTACGGTAAGAACCTTGAAAAGTTCGTCAATGTGCGTACCACAGAATCGGCATACAGTGGTGTCTTAGCCTATTACAAGAACGATAAGAAAGTCATCTATGGCGATATCTATCGAGTAACAAACGGCTTGGACGAAAAAGACGAAGCACATCACGGCAATCTCAGTTTCCCGGCATCCCGTATTTTCATGCTCGATGCATCTTCAGACTTTACTGCTAAAGAAGGGGAAACACAGAAAGACCCGAAACCAGAAGATCTTACCGCAAGGGCAAAAGAATATGCAGAAGATAACAACATTGGTGTTCCTTATCTCGACACGGTCACAGTATCTTTCGTACCGTTATGGGAAACCGAAGAGTACAAAGATGTTGCGGTACTAGAACAGGTATCTTTGGGTGACACGGTGCATGTCAAATACGGGAGATTTGATTTCAAAACCCGTATGGTTGAGTACACCTATGACACCATCAAAGGAAGATACACTTCCTGTACGCTCGGAACAAAACAGGCTACATTCTCAAATACCATTCAGCAAGTAGCTGGCACTACTTCTGCAATGTCGGGGAATGTATACAGTGACAGCCCGAACTTCTCAGAAAATGTGGAAGTAACGAACGGTGTAAACACAGCGGAATTCGGAATCAAGCCTACAGGTATTCATTCGGGCAGATTCTATGCAAGCGGATTTGTCACACGAAGCAGTACAACAGCAGTTCTTTATATCCACGGGGGTATGACAGGATGGTACTCGTCAAGAATTACAAACATTATCGCTTCAATCCGTACCGCAGACGGTGGGTATCTCGGTGGAGCGGAAAGTACAGATTTAACTTCGTATATTGAATACCAAGCATTCCATGAGAATCAGAACATGCTGGAAGTATGGCTGACCAAATCGGGTGGATGGGATCTCACAAACAACACACCGATAAGCGGAATCATCAGCATTGAATACTCCACAGCGAAATCTGCTTCTTACAGCGGTAAAACACTGTCTATCTTGGGCGATTCAATCAGCACCTATGCTGGCTACATTCCAAGCGGACAGTCGGCATTCTATGACGGTACAAACTGCGGTGTATCTTCGGTTGACCAGACATGGTGGAAACGGATTATCAATTCGCTCGACATGACGCTGAATCTTAACAACTCATGGGGCGGTGGAAGAGTTTCCAAGACACGAAGCACCTATACAGAAGAATCTTCGGGTATCTACCGTGCGGACAAACTTGGCACAGATCCCGATGTGATTATCACTTACCTTGGAATCAACGATTTCAACGGTGAGGTATCCAAAGCAGTATTCAAATCTTCCTATGAAACCATGTTAGATAACATGAAGACGGCATATCCGAACGCAGAAATCTTCTGCGCTACGTTACCGCCATGTGAACGGAATGGTAGTACAGGCGATCCCGAAATCAATGATGATGGTGTGGCATTAACTGAGTACAACGATATCATTCGGGAAGTCATCTTGGAAAAGGGAGTGAAACTGCTTGACTTTGCAAACTGCGGAATTACCTATAATACCCTGTCACAGAACATGGGAGACTGGGAGAGCGCAACAGGCAAAGCATTACATCCTAATTCGGAAGGACACAGACTGATTGCTCAGAAGGCTATCAGGGATATGTTTGATTAAAGAGGGGAATTATGGAAAGGTATTTTGACTTATATCTCAATGCCGGGGTTTCTACTCCTCTTGTCATTAACTGCAACCAGTATGACAAGAGTGAGACATGGATTTTCACCCTGTATGATGAGACAGGACTTCCGTATCAGCCTTCATCGGGCAGTATTGTCGGATTGAAAGCTGACGGAAACACCATCATGAACGCTGGCACGGTAAATTCAAGCGGACAGGTTGTCATTCAGCAGACAGAGCAGATGACTGCGGTAGCTGGCAAGAATGAATTTGAGCTGATTCTTGACGCAAGCCACGGTACGGCAAATTTCATCCTGTTGGTAGAACGCAGACCGGGCAACAACGCAACACCGTCAGAGAGCGATCTTTCACTGATTGAACAGGCAATCGAAGCTGCTTCAAACATCAGACAGGTTGTGGAACTGACAAACATCGTCAATTCTGTACGGTCTGAGATGACAAACTTCATTGCCGACAATGCTGGCTTGCCGAACGAAACTACACTATCAACAGATGAAATCTACCGTGTGTGGAAGTCATCTGCAGCAACACCTACGGGTGGTAAAACGGTACTGTCAGCAAAGGTTACTGATTATGATGTCATCGCCGTGTACACAACTATTTCTACACTCGGTGGCAGTTCAACCACACCCGAAGCACACTATTTCAACGCACAGGATTTCGCAGACAAAATCACTACGGTAGTCTGCGGAACATCGAGAGATAGCGCAACGAGCAAGGACATGTACGTTCCGATGCTCTCACTTATCTGCGATTCCGATGAGAAAACCATCACCTGTTCAAGCGCAAAACTGGTAGCATGGAACGGCACAGCTTCAAGCGATGCAACTGTAACGGAAAGCGATTCAACCAACGTACAGGGCAGTATCGTAAGAATCACAGGCATCCGCAATGACCAGCTTGACACCGAAGTGGTAAACGCACGGGTAGGCAAAGACGGCACACGGTACAACACACTGAAAGCAAGACTGGATGCAGAAACAGCCATCGTAGATTCCAGCCTGACAGTCAGCGGAGCAGCAGCGGATGCAAAGAAAGTCGGGGAAGAGATCAGTGATTTAAAGAGTCAAATGGAATCGACTTTGACATATCCGCAGAATCCGATACTCGGCACTGGCGGTAACATGACTCCGAATAACAGACTGCGCTTTGACCGCATTCAAGTTAATGCAGGTTCAAAGGTGGTACTGACCAGTTCGGACTATTGCATTTGGTGTACAGTCTATTCAACAGCCACAGGCTCTACCGTAGTTGAACAGTCTTCAGAGTGGGAAACTGGAGCTGTAACGCATAACATCACTTCAAACGGATATCTGCTGATTGAAGGAGCAAGATCAAATAGGAACCTTGCATTTGCAACTGCAAATGATATGGATGGTCTTGTTTATGTCATCAATCCTATTCTGCTCGACAAGCCGAACGTAATCACATACGAACATCTCGATGAGAATTTACAGGATGCCATTGACAGCATTGGAGAAGGCGGTGGCGGTACAACAAGCGACTACAATCCTCTTGTGAATGCGAACGTGTACCTTCCCGAACTTAGAAATGGATCGCTCGGCAATGGTGGCAATGCCAATTCTGTAACCACCAAGTACATTCTGCCTATTCTGCATGATTATGATTACATCGACTTTGAATTTGTTGGTGACTCATCTAGAGCGATTGATTATGCTTTCGCTTATGGTCTTTTCAAAGGTTCAACCGATGGCATGACCTCAACTGCAGCGTTCACTGACAGTTCCGTTCAGCATACACAGGTGAATAATTCAGCAGAAGACACAACAACAGATTTACATATCAGAATCAAGACTGCCGACATTGCGGAATGGGATCACATCGCATTGTTCATGTGGAGATCAACAAATGGCACTTATGTTCCTCTGAGAGTTTCGACAGATCAGTACTGCTTCAGATTGGTTTACAGCTATGCAGAGGAACTGGAACATGCTGAAATTGATGAAGATGCGACCAAGCGCAAATTCAACGCAATGGGCACGCTGAACAGGCTTACAAATGCAAGGCATACAAGAGGAGCGACAAACAGTCCGCTGACTCTTCTGCACTTCAGTGATCCTCACTATGACTGGGAAGCAGTCAAGAGAATCCTTGATGACGGCGAAGTGTACGGCACAAATATTGACGAATATATCTGCACAGGTGATATGGTCGCAAATGTTGGCGGTTCAATCGCTTCATGGTGGACACCAAAGGTTCTGACCTGTATCGGCAACCATGACACAGCAAGTTATGAAACAGGAACAGGATATAACTGGACGGCTCTGACAATGGCACAGAGGGATCAGTATTATATCGCTCCATATGAAAGCAACTGGGACGTGGTTCATACAAGCGGTACATCTTATTATTACAAGGATTACAGTTCCGCAAAGGTTCGTCTGATCGTCATGGATTCCATGCTGTATACAAGCGGTGGATCAGAAGCGACAGCACAGACTTCATGGCTTGAAGGACTTTTATCCAGTGCCATCACAGCGGGGTTACACGTTCTGATTGCCATTCATTCTCCTCACGGTGGAGCAAAAGCAGTTGACTGTTCCTTCAGCAAATACGGACAAGGTGAAATGCCGACATATTCCGATTGCAATACTCCTCAGACTGTCATTGATACAGTGGCAACAGCTATCAGCGGTGGACTGCATTTCATCGGATACATTGTCGGACATACTCATCAGGATAATATCTGGGATGCGGAAGGTGACGGCACACAGTTGATGTATTGCGTGACTTGCGCAATCACCAAACAGGAAGCACAGTGGCGGTCTTCAGATCAGCACAGAAGTGAAACACAGGACGCTTATAATCTTGTTACCATCGACACGAATAACAGCCTTATTAAGCTGATCCGTGGCGGTGGAGCGGATTCAGATGACCGCATGAGAGCAAGAAAGGCAATCTGTATTGACTATTCAACAGGCACAGTTGTCAGCGAAGCACAGGATGGAAATGGAGTGTATTTCTAATGGCAAATTTATTAGTTGAAAAGGAATCACTTGAAGACATTGCGGATGCGATCCGTGCCAAAAACGGCAGTTCAACAACCTATAAACCCTCTGAGATGGCAGGAGCAATTTCTGCCATCCCAAGTGGGGGCATCACTCCTACAGGAACAAAGCAGATCACAAGCAACGGCACCCACGATGTGACTGACTATGCATCTGCACAGGTTAATGTTCCTAATTCCTATGAATCTTCAGATGAAGGCAAGGTCGTCAGTAACGGCGGTTTGGTCGCTCAGACGAGCAGACAGATCACACAGAATGGCACGGTTGATACAACGCTGAATAATGAGGTAGTGGTCAATGTGCCGATAGGCATTACACCGAGCGGTTCACAGACATTCACAGAGAATGGAACGTATGATGTGACTTCATTGGCACAGGCGGGAGTGAATGTTGCATCGGGCGGTGGTGGATTTGAACTGCTTAAAGAAGTGACCGTGACGGAAGCGGTCGAGGCAGTAGCTGTAACGCTCACAAATGACATGGCTGGCTATGACTGCTATGCGATGATTATGGAAGGCACGTATAGCGGACGTGGTACATCGCCAATTCTCTGTACATCTTTAAACGGCACATCAAAAAAACCTTATAACGGTACAGAAAATAACGGAGTCATAAACAAAGCTGTTATGGTCGCAAGAACTGATCGAGTTAATACTCCTACAGCTTACAGACTAACCGTCGGCACCAATGGTCAAACGGAGAATTCATTAACGAGCTTCAATTGGTCGTGGTATTACGAAGGATACACATTTGATGAAGGGACAGTGTGCAGAATTTATGGAGCGAAATTATCATGAAGATTTGCATTGATGGGGTTGTCAGAGAGATGACGCCCGAAGAAGAAAAACAGTATTATCCTGTTGAGGATGAAATTGAACTGTCAGAAGATGAAGCATTCGCAATCATCACAGGAGAATCCGCATGAACCGCAAAAAAGCATTACAGTTACGCAAATTGATTGAGCAGACATCCGTCAATCTGACTGATGAGGAAGCCTTAACAGGAATCGAACTGTTCCCAAAGTGGAGCGAAACAGAATCCTATGAACAGGGCGACCGTGTGCGCTATGAAGGAACGCTTTACAAGTGTCTTCAGAACCACGATGCACAGGCTACATGGACACCGACAGACGCTCCGAGCCTTTGGGCAGAGGTACTGATTCCCGATCCCGAAGTCATTCCCGAATGGAAACAGCCCGACAGCACGAATCCGTACATGAAGGGTGATAAAGTTAAGCACAACGGAGATACATGGGAATCGCTGATTGATAACAATGTTTGGGAACCTTCTGATGCTGTTCCTACGCTTTGGAAAAAGCTGTAAAAGGAAACTTTAAATCACTAAGAGGTATACTAGTTCAATAATTACAGTTTTTTTAGAACAATTATTGCGCCAGTCTAAAATAAATCGAATTTTTAGACGATGACATCGCAGACATCGTTCAAAGATCGTTCAATGAACAGCCGAAAAAGTAGACGAGATCGTACTTTTTTGCAGACAAGATCGTTCAAAAATAAGACGAGGGTTGCAAGTTGGTTGCAAGATATTGCAAGTTTGAAGCAAGTTTATGGAACAAACAAAATCATTGACCGAGGACGAGATCAAAGAAGTTCTCGAAGAAATCAGATTCTAAGGGAGATCAATCAGGTCTCCCTTTTCTAATGAAAGGAGCAGCATATGGCTAAATCATACGCAGAGTTCAAATCATTGTATTTGGGCAAACATGTCGATGTTGACGGATTCCCAGCGTATCGAAAAGAGCAGTGTTGGGATCTTGTTTCGGGTGCCTATTTCCCGTACATCGGCGGTAAAGTCATTCATTGTGGTCTTACAGGATATGTAAAGGACATCGCCTACCAGCGGAAGACAAACGGTATTTTGGACTTCTGCGATGACATCGGTCTGACTGCACAGCTTCAGCCGGGCGACATCTGCATCACAGACAGCTGTGCGAACTATCCTTACAGCCACATCTTCATTAATGACCATGACAACGGACAGGATGAGGTTTACTTCCTTGGGCAGAATCAGCCGTATCCGTATGTCACAATTGCGAAACTGCCCACTGCTGGCATCATCGGAGTCTTCCGTCCGAAGATCTTCGCTGGGCAGAAAGAATCCGCTGTCAAAAAGGAAGTCAAGAAGAAGGCTACCGATCAGATTCTCACTGTCGGCTCCAAGGTTAAGTCATGGGGCTTCTATGTGCAGGGACTGAGAGTTCGCAACAAGCAGTGGGAAATGTACAACGCATGGGTTGGTGGCTGGTTCCCTACCGCTCATGTTCACGAGGTTGACACAAACGATGGCAAGTGTGACAACATCTTGCACATCGGCAGTGGAGTTGCTTTCGATGGCACACTGACAGTCAGCAAGATTGATGTGAAGCGGAACATGGCTTATCTGAAGGAATTGGGCTACTGGGTTTATTCACGCTGTCTCAATGAAGTTGAAGAAGGGAGATAAACATGGATATTAAAGAATATGTCGCAGTCACTGTAATGGCTGCCGTATGGCTCATCATTCAGATCTTGAAAAAGCCTGTCTTCGACAGACTGAATTTGTCTGATTACATTCCGCTGTTTGCCGGGCTTCTGGGCATCCTTTTCGTTTTTTGGATTAACGGAGCAATGGATTTCACGCTGTTCCTTGAGGGCATCGCAAGTGGTTTCTCCGCTACTGGATTAAACGAAGGCATCAATGCGGTGTTCAAGGGTGACAGCAATGCAGAATGACATCACAATCTCATTTGCACAGCTGGTGTGGATTGTAGGCGGTGTTACTGCCTTGGGAGCATTCCTCAAATGGGCAATGGCTCCGTTCAAGCAGATTGAGAATCATGAGCAGAGAATCGCATCTCTTGAGAAAGCGGAACAGGCACGAAAAGCCACAGACCGTTACACCACAAAAGCGCTCAATGCTATCGTTAACCACATGATAGACGGCAATGGTATTGATAAGCTGCGTGAGGTACGTGACGAATATCAAAACGAAATAATTGACCACCATATTTGACTAGAGCCACTCCTTCGGGGGTGGCTTTTTTTATTTATAAAAAGACCGATGAACCTTCACCCAAAATTCACCGATCTGCAGATATCTCCGACACCAGTATTATACCACATGCCGTGATACCCTTGTGATACCTTTTTGTGAAAAAACCATGGTTTTACATGGCTTGAAATAAACAAAAAAGCCCATTTATAGGGCTTTATGGAAGTTTATGAATGCTTACCGTCTTATCTGTTGAAAGATTCAAAGTGTCAAAAACTCCCATGAATAAAGGCTTTTCTGAATCCGTGATACCTTTTTGATACCTTTTTTATCATGTTTTAAACAGGGTATCAATCTTTTCTATCATTGCATCGTCCGCTTTTGCGAACAGGTGAGCGTAGGTTTTCAGCGTTTGGTCGATGGTTTTGTGACCCAGGTACTTGCTGACAGCTACGATATTCACATCGTTTCCTATCATCATGGTAGCAAAACTGTGCCTTAAATCATGCACACGGATTTCCTTCACACCACTCTCCGTTATAGCTTGCTTGAAATGCTTGTGTAGGCTTGATTTAACAAGGGGTCTGTAGTCACCGAATACAAACGGGCATTCCTCTGAACATCGCTCTAAAACGGGCTGTAAATAGGCTTGTAGCGAGGGTGGTAATTTCAACACCCTGTCCGATGATTCCGTCTTCAAGTCAACGAATTTATCTGTCCTGTCCAGCTGTCTTTGGATATGGACTTTGCCATCGTAGAAATCCGTGTACTGCAGAGCCATTGCTTCGGACTTTCTGCAGCCTGTCCAAAACAGAAACATGAACATGTTTTTGTAGTGTCCGCTTGTGTACTGAATGAACTGATTAAATTCTTCGGGTGTCCACGTTTCGTACACTTTCCTTGGCTCTTTGACCTTCTTTAAACCAACAGTCAGATTCGGCAGTCCGTAGAATTCATTACCGAATTTCAGCACAGCTTTTGTGACACGGATGTAAAGGTTCATCGTGCTGGGTGACAGCCCTTTTTTGGCGAGATCCGTGTACCAGTTCATGACATCAGCTTTCGTAATACTATCAACCTGTGTGTCGATGAATGGCACATAATTCTCAAATATGGCTGTCTGCTGTATCTTTGTATATTCCTTCGGCTGACGGTATTCAAACGATTTCTGAGCAAGCTGACGGAAGGTGATTGCTGACGGATTTTCCTTTGTAGTCTGCTCTGCCAGCCATATCGTGCCATCTCGTTTCGTTTTGAATCCTCGCTTCAGGACTTGTTTTCTCTGCCCGGTCACACGGTCTGTGTATGAATACTTCACATACCATGTTCCTCTTTTATTGTCTTTATACACTGGCATATTTTTCACCACTTCCTTTTCGGGATGAATGCGCTATCATGAAAGTACCTGTAGTAGGTAGGCATACGGTTTTAACAGTTTTGGGCAACCTCATTTGAATCCTTCTATTGTTACCCTTTCAGGGGGAAAGAGCATGGTCATCTCCTATCCATGCTTTTTTTAATGTATTCATCAAGATCTGCACCAAGCACATTGCAATAATCCATGAGCGTGGATGCGTACATAGACCGCTTTCCATTCTCCCATAAATGGACGGCTGACCGTGTCACACCCAAGCGGTCTGCGACTTCCTGTAGTGTCATTCCCCTGTCATTTCGCTTTTCTTTAAGCCATGACCCAAGATGTACATCGAAATCATTTTCCATAATGTTAACTCTCCGCTTACATTTTCATTATATATGGGAAAATGCAACTTTGCGAAAAAAATGCAAAAAAATCAAAAATAATGATTGACGTACCGTTAACAAGACGTTATGATGTATTTGCGTTGACGGAGAGTCGACAAGAAAGGAGAAGGATGGAAGATAGAAAACTGACGGTAAAAGCACTAGCTGCGATGATGAAAGTGAATATCGCAAAGCTGGCAGAAATGGCTGATATCAGCCCACAGCACCTCATGGGAGTGAGTTGCGGAAGAGCAAAGATGACCGCAAGGGACATCATCAAGCTTGCTGAAACATGCAACGTTTCTCCGCATCTCATCGACTACGGTGAATAACCTTATTTTTTTACACAAGCTGTTGACGGAGAGTCGACAAAGAAAGGAGATATGAGAAGGAAGAGAGGACTTGCCGAATGCCTATGGGCGACGGACTTGAACATCACCGAAATCGCCTTGCTTCTGGACACAAGCAAAACCGAAGCAAAAACCATCTTCACACTGGCTCTTCAGATGGACAAAGAAAAATGCGGACAGTTAATCCGCACGGACAAAGTTTCACAGAAATCTGTTCTGAAGGTCAAACACATCACATTCGCTGAACTGGAGCGAAACGTAAAAATGCGGATAGCCTTGCAAACCGATCCGCATTCAAGAGAAAGTGCCTTATCAAAGGCATCCTCAGTATAAAGGAGAGGATTATGAAAATCAAATGGACAACGGGTTCCGATGAAGAACTGGATGCAGTCATCGTCACCTCAATCAACTTATTCTACACATGGACAGTACTCATCATCGCTATGGTTGCGCTGTACATCACGCTGAAAGTGAGCGGAATCTTATGATTTACGAACTGGCAATGAAGAAGGGGAAACCCGATAAGGAAGGTTACTTCCTGTACTTCTCAAAGCATTCATGGGGAATTGATATCAGCACACATCCGTTTATTCCAGGATACGGCTGGAATGCATTCAGAAACGTTGACGGCAGTGTTACCGATGACTTTACAGAACCGTTTAACAGCGACAGGTCATACATCGGATGGGCAGAACTGAACAGCAAAGCGCTGACAACGGTATGCATGCTTCAGGACATCCGTGATGAAGTCGAGAAACTCCGTGAGGGCGATCCAGCAAACCGTGGCGAAGACTACTGCTCAGAGAGCGAGATGTGGTTCTACAACAACGTTGATGAACTTGCCGACCATCTTGAACAGGCAATCGGATATGCCAAGGAACTGAAAGGAGATTTGTACTGATGGGAAACGTAATAAACCTTCTGCTGGTTCTCGCAATCTTAGGATGCGTAGCACTGATGTTCCTTCTTCTGTACAGCAGAATCACATCATTTGAATCAGCAATCACAAGAGCAGCCGATGGCGCTCAACAGGCAATCAAACAGGCATCGCTTGCACAGAACGATGCAATACAAGCAAAGGAAACTGCACAGATTGCAAAGATTACCGCACAGAACGCAAAGGCAAAGCAGTCAAATGACATTGCCCACTGGAATCAGCAGATAGCCGAACTGGAAAAGAAGATGAACGGCTTTGCAGAATCCATCAAACGGATGGAAGAAATCGACACCATCGCAAGACAGGCAAGAGCGCAAGCAAGCGAAATTGCCAACAGGTATGTACTCTACCGTGAACCGAAGAAGGAAAACAGCGGTGTTGAGTGGAGCGAAGACTATAAGACAGGAGAAGACAATGAGTGAATTTAATCTGACCGTTAAAGACGGTGAAATCGTAATTACCGAAGAGGTAGCAAACCTTCTGAAACAGGCAAGAATGCTTGATAAGACAATCAAAGAACTGAAGGAACAGAAGGATGCCATCGTGAACTCTCTCAAAGATGTGATGGGAAAGAATCACATCGAATCATTCAAATCAGAGTATCTCAATGTCAGCTATTCTGCTGGCGGTGTCACAGAAACAGTCAATACAGAACGGATGAAGGATGACGGCATCTACGAACGCTATGTCATGTACATGCCGAAAGCCAGTTCATACAGGGTGACATTCCCGAAGGAGAAGAAGAATGCCGAAAAGTGAAATCAAAGAAGCGGATGTTAAGAGCATGAATATCTTTCAGAGAATGCTCGCCATCCAGTCAGAAATTCCTGTTGTCGCAAAGAATCTGAATGTCGAAACAGGTGGATACGGCAGAAGCTACAGAGCCGTTTCCGAAAGAGATGTCAAAGATGCAATCAAACCGCTGGAATGCAAGTACGGTGTGTATTCCTTCCCGATTAAGAAGGAACTGATTGACCAGTCATTCCTTGAGCAGACAACCAAGAACGGAACGAAGAAGTCCTTCTATATCCGTGAAAGAGTTACCTACAGATTTGTGAATGTAGACAAACCCGAAGAGTTTATCGAAATTGACGGCTACGGCGATGGCATCGACACATCGGACAAAGCTACAGGAAAAGCGGACACATACGCATCGAAGTACTGCTTAATGAGCGCATACAAAATTTCCACGGGCGATGATCCCGACAAGGACGCTTCTCAGGAGTACAACACAAAGGCAGTGGATGTCTCACAGCTGGCAGTGCAGCTTACCACAGTTCGCACAAAGCTTACAAAACTCGGTGTAGATCTTCACGATGAAACGTTCGTGAACTTCGTCAAAGACAAGGCAAAGGTAACCACAATTGATCCTGGCGCTCTGCTCATGGATGCGGATGCCATGCAGAGAGTAATCGCTGTCATGGACGCAGTAGTAAAGGCAAAGGATGAGGTACAGGCACAGTAAAGTGCCATCACTGCTACAGGGAGATGTTCCCGAGACTGAGCAAAGGTGTTACATCTGCGGTCAAGCGCCATGTGATTTCCATCATCTGCTGAACAAATCAGAAAAGAAGTTCTCCGAAGAAAACGGGTTGTGGGTATGGCTATGCCGATATCATCATCGACTCATCCACGAAACTTCGGAAGGGCAGAAGATTTGGAGAAGGTGGAAATCACAGGCACAGGCAGAGTACGAAAAAACGCACAGTCGGGAAGATTGGATGAGAGGATCACACAGAAACTATGAGTAGAAAAAAGTTGCCAAGCTACATGATTGCAATCGACACGAAAGCAGTCATAAAGCGAATTTATCAGAGCATGACACTTACGGACATGGCGGTCATATTACTGCCACAGTACGAAAAACGCACGGACGCTTATCATTCCATGCGGTACTGGTTTCAGATAGGCAGAATGCCAAGACGGAAGTACAAGCGCATGACAGAGGTACTTGATGAAATTGAGCGCAAAAGGACTTCGGATAAAGTTATCCGACACAGGAATTGTCAAGCTGACATTTGAATGCTCAAGAAGGGCATTAGAAGCCTTGCAGAAGCTGAAAGAAGGAGATTATGAACTCTCAATCACACAGGAACGAAACAAGCGCTCACACGCACAGAATCGCTATCTGTGGGAGTTAATCGGACAGATCTGCATGGTGGAAGACGGCAACACATCGGGAGACATGGAACTGTACTGCCGTCTGCTTGAGATGGCGAGTATCAAATGCGTGTACATGCTTGGACTTCCCGAAATCCGGGATGAACTGGCAAAGACATTCAGAGCGGTCAAGGTGGTTGATGACAGGATGTACAACGGAAGGCAGATGTACATGTACAAATGCTATTTCGGGTCATCACATCTCGACACAAAGGAGATGGCTGCTCTGATAGACAAGACAATTGAGTATGCCGAACAGGTCGGAATCGACACTGACTATTGGAAAGAAAAAATCTACAGGGAGAAATAAATGGAAGACATCATTTGGTTTAACAAGGATCGCACGGGATACACGCACAAACGGAGCGATGTATCCATCAACAAAAACAAGGACTGCGTAAGCATCATCATCAGAAATGATTGGGTCACAGAAGTCACGCAGACAGGTTACATCCGCATCGGTATGTCACCGGGAAACAAGAACAGATTGTACTTCATGGCTGCAGATGAGCAGAACGGCTGGAAGATGTCGAATTCACCGAATTCAAAGATGAACTTCAAGACAACCATCAGAGATGACAAGGTGATTGACGGTCTTGTTCGATTCATCGGCGATTATGACATGGAAGTGTCTGAAGACAACCTGTGTTACATCGACAGGAGAAATGCAAAAGAATGAATCAGTGTGAACTTATCCTCAATTACATGAGAGAACACGGCAGTATCACTCCAAGAGAAGCACTTAACCATTGTGGAAGCATGAGATTATCAGCCCGGATTCACGATTTAAGGGCGATGGGCCATGACATCCACATGGAACTGATTACGGTCAAAACGAAGAACGGAAGAAAGGAAAGAGTGAGCAAATACTCGCTGGCAGAGGAATAGATGGCTGAAGGGAAAGGAAATTACCGTCACGGCATGTATGGAACTCCGACATATAAAAGCTGGTCGGAAATGAAATCAAGATGTGACCACCCGGAACGCTCATCAGGACACTATGAGGACATCTCGTATTGTGAAAGATGGTCAAAGTTTGAAAACTTCTTTGAGGACATGGGTGTTAGACCTAGTGGAACAACACTTGACAGAATAGATCCGCATGGGAACTACGAACCGAATAATTGCAGATGGGCAGACATTTTCACACAAGAGAACAACAGGAGAAACAATGTTTATTATCTTCTGAACGGAGAAAGGCTCACTTTGACTCAGATTGCAAGGAAATACGGCATAAGTAGAAGTAACCTTGCAAACAAAATCTATATCAAGAAATGGAACATTGAGAATGCCGTGTCTTATCTAGCAGAGAGGAGATGATGACCTATCGCAGAACGCAGAATGTTCGCAAAAACCATTGTCCTGAGTGATGCCTTCCTCGATATGCCGATGTCAGCAAGGTGCCTGTACTTCACGTTGGGCATGCTTGCTGACGATGACGGCTTTGTGAATCAGCCGAAGAGCATCATGAGACAGTGCGGAGCCAGTGAGGATGACATGAAGCTTCTCATCGCAAAGAAATATGTTCTTGTGTTTGAGAGCGGAGTCATTGTCATTAAGCACTGGAGAATCAACAACTATCTCAGAAATGACCGCCACAAGGAAACGGTTTACAAGGAAGAAGCCAGCCAGCTTACAGTCAAGGACAACGGCAGTTACACACTTGGTATACCCAATAGCGGTATACCCAGTATAGGTAAGGATAGTATAGGTAAGGATAGTATAGGTAATAGTAGTAAACGCTTTGCCCCGCCCACACTCGAAGAAGTCCAAGCCTATTGCACGGAAAGAAATAACAATGTCGATGCACAGCGGTTCATTGATTATTACGAATCGAACGGATGGAAAGTCGGTAAGAACAAAATGAAAGACTGGAAAGCAGCCGTCCGTACATGGGAGCACAGTGGATACGATAACAAGCCGAAGAAAAACAATGTTGTAATCCCGATGCCCGATTACATCCGCAAACAGATAGAGCAGTCGGACAGGGAAAGAGAAGCAAGGCAGTTGGATAGAGACAGCTTGCTGAAGGAAATTGATGAGATGAAAGGAGATCTTTATGAATAATGTATCAATCAGCGGAAGATTGACTTCCGATGTAGAAGTCCGCAAAACACAGAGCGGACTGTCAGTCGCAGCATTCACGGTTGCGGTGCAGAAGGACAAGGAGCATGCAGACTTCATTAACTGCGTGGCATGGAGAGCATCAGCTGACTTCCTCGGACAGTACACACGCAAGGGTGACATGGTCGGCGTCATGGGCAGACTGTCCACCAGAGATTACGAAAGAGATGGTCACAAAGTGTATGTCACCGAAGTGACCGCTGACAGGGTCGAAATTCTCGCCAAGAAGGCACAGAACACACAGAATGAATATTCTACAGTCCCTCAGCAGAATCGTTCTCAGATGCCACAGAACAAGCCCACACAGCCTTCCTACGAACAGAACTTCGGTATCGACATCGGTGCGGATGACCTTCCGTTTTAGAGGTGAAGCATGATTCATATTGAAAGTGGAAAATCACAGATTGCTGGAAAAGGCAGTGATCTCATTTTGGAACTGGCATTCGCCATCAACACAATCAGAGAAGCATTCGGCAAAGACGGTGAGGAAGCCGTACAGCTGGCAATGAAAATGAGTAAATCAGAAGTCTTGAACCTGTTCACAAAGAGTGACACAGAAATCACCGCAGAGGAAATGTCATGAGGGGATTCATCACATTCTTGCTCGGAGCATGGAGCGGTTCAATCATCACAACAGTTGTCTACGCTTGCCTTGTGGTAGCAAAGGAGTCCGACCATGACGGGGAGTAGAAATCCGCATCTGTATGAGATGCAAGCCATGCGACAGGCTGACTTCCCGGAAGGAAGGATCGCCTTCATGACAAAGTCGAAAGACGAGGATTGTGCGGACTTGAAACGGTATGTCGAAGGAGAAATCTCTTTCAGGACACTGCGGAAGAAAATCGCTGTGAACAACTACCTTGAGAGGTATTACTCAGACGGGATGATTCCAGCAAAGATGCTGAAGGACTTCATTGAGAGCAGTGGATGGAAAAGACCGTACGGGGATGCGGAGATGGAGGTTATTGATGGATGATCGGAAGATATTACAGGGTGACTGTTTAGAAGTATTAAAAACTCTGCCTTCCGAAATTGCCGATATGTGTGTAACCTCTCCACCTTATTACGGTCTGAGAGATTACGGCACAGGAAAATGGATTGGTGGCGATCCGAACTGCCCTCATAGGAGAATTTCAAAATTCAGTGAGAAGACAATAACAGGACACCACCAAGCCGAACTTGCTGGCAATGTTGGCGATGCAATTTATAAAAGCGTATGCCCGTTGTGCGGTGCGGTGAGAGTTGACCGACAGATAGGCTTGGAAGAAACTCCCGAAGAATACGTTGATAAGTTGGTTGAAGTCTTTCGGGAGTTGAGAAGAGTTTTAAAAAACGAAGGGACTTTGTGGCTGAATATAGGTGATAGCTATTGGGGTAGCGGATCGAGAGGATACGATTTCACGGGTAAACTTACCGAAGCAAGCCAATTACAGGCAGGTAGCGAAGGTACGAGGAACTTGGAAAATTTACCTAAGTTGGTTGGAGATCGGGATGGATATAAAAATAAAGATCTCATCGGAATTCCGTGGATGCTTGCATTTGCGCTCAGAAAGGACGGGTGGTATTTGAGGCAGGATATCATTTGGTCAAAGCCGAATCCAATGCCCGAATCAGTCAAGGATAGATGCACGAAAAGCCATGAATATATGTTCCTGCTATCGAAATCACCGCGTTATTACTTTGATTCTGAATCAATGCAAGAAAAAACCGTAAATGATGAAGGGACACGCAATAAACGTGATGTATGGAACATACCTGTTCAAGCCACGAAAGAAGCACATTTTGCAACATATCCCGAAAAACTTGTAGAACCATGCATACTTGCTGGAAGCAAACCGGGGGGGATAGTGATAGACCCGTTCTTTGGCAGTGGAACAACAGGAAAGGTGGCAACTAAACTCGGCAGAGATTACATAGGAATTGAATTAAATCCCGATTATGTAGAAATTGCAAAGAGGAGAACGGACAATGTTCAGCCAAGATTGTTTTAATGAAATACAAAAGGGCAGTACCGAAGGAAATAACAGAACAATTATGTTTATTTTGAAGAAAGGAGCAAATAACTTATCCTAGTGAAACTAGGTTGAGCAGAGATTGATTAAGCTGTTCATAAAATCAACGGATGTTATGAAACATATCATTTCAATCAGCGGTGGAATCGGAAGCTATTTCACGCTTAAAAGAGTACTTGAGAAACAGCCGAAAGAAGATGTGATTGCGGTATTCTGCGACACCCTCGCAGAAGACGGAGATTTATACAGATTCCTTGAAGATATCGAAAGAAAGCTGGACATGCAGATTGTCAGACTGTGCCAAGGCGAGACACCATTCACGCTGGCATGGAAGGAAAACTTCCTCTACAACAGCAGAGTAGCGAACTGCTCAAGGAAACTGAAATCCCGACCGTTTAACAAGTGGTTAAAGGAACACTACAGTCCTGATGAATGCATTCTGTATCTCGGAATTGACTGGACGGAAACGCACAGAAAAGGAGCAATCGAAAAGAACTATGCTCCGTACCGGGTGGAATTCCCGATGTGCGAAAAGCCGTATATCAGCAAGCCCGAAATGCTGGAAATGTTGAAGGATGACGGAATCGAAATCCCGTACATGTA